CATGTCGCGAATTTCAATCAAATCCTGGTTTAGCAAAGATTTGTTTGTGTTAATGTCAATTACCTCAATCTCTGAAGTAATCTGATTCTTTTTAGTTAGTCTGAACATAACGTCTAGTTTTAAATGTAATGCAAGTTAGCTATTGTTTTTGAGTTTGGTACTCGAGAAAGTAGTGTTTAAAAACACATTTATATCATTATTGCAGAAATAGGGCTAACGGTATCGATTATATCTGAATCAACTATTTTAATATAATTGGCAGTAGTATTAATGTTCTTATGCCCTGCTATCTTTTGAACTCTTCTTAAATCTACTCCGTTCTTTATTAGCTGAGTCAAACAGCTATGTCTCAGCGAGTGGCTAGATATTTTTTTGTTAATTCCCGCTTTTTTTGCCTTTGATTTTACAATGTTTTGAATGCTATTTGCAGAATATTTACCGCCCTTTGAACCCTCGAAAACGTACTCTTTTGTTTGATACTCCATCCAATACGTTCTTAGCATGTCAAGTAACTTCTCATCAAGCATAACAACCCTATCGATTTTGCCTTTAGATGATCTAATGTTAATTTTTTTGTTTGTCGAATCGATATCGACTATTTTTAAGTTTATAACCTCAGATACTCTTAAGGCGCAAGAATACATTAATACAATTATGGCCTTGTGCTTTAAATTAAAAGTTAAATCTAAAATAAAAAATGAATTATTTGTTTTATTAGGAGAGAATTAATGTCTTACGAAATTGACAGCAAAGTAGATTACGTTAATAAATTATATTCCAGTTCGAAGAATTATTATCGTTCACAGCGTGATGACTATGTGAAAGATTATAAACAATATCGTTCATGGCTTGATTCTGAAACCATGAAAGATTATTACAAATGGAGAAGTAAACTTTTTATTCCAGCAACTGCCCGTGCTGTTGATGGACTGCTTCCTGATTTAATGCTAACTATCTTTGGAGCTAATCCTTTCTTTGAAGTTAATCCTCGTGAAGAACTTGATGTTGTAACAGCAAAGATCAATCAATCGCTACTTAATTATGATTTTGACGTTGATGATTTCCAACTTAAATTCTTTGATTTCTTAAAACAAATGGCTTTCTATGGTACTACTTTTGGTAAATGTTATTGGAGAAAAGATACCAGGGAAGAAACTGTTGAGATTGAAGATATTATTTTGGGTAAGCAAAAAGTTAAAAATGAAATCGTTTTATTTGATGGCCCATGTTTTACTCCTCTTGATATTTTTAATGTTTATTATTCTCCTAAAGCAACTAAACTTTCTGATACTTGGATTATCCATCGTTCAGAAAAGACTATTGGAGAAATGAAGCGACAAGGAATTTATAAAAATATTGATGAATTAGAAAACAATATTACGATGGATAAGGATACTGAAAGGTATCAGGCTGAAACTAAGAAAGCCAGATTAGGTATTCCTTCCGCATATTCTTCTGAAGAAGGAGATGATCGCAGAGTTGAGCTACTTGAGTATTGGAATATTGATAGAACAAAGACTATGACTATTGCAGGACAGAGTGTAATTGTTAGACCAGAACGAGAAAATCCTTTAGGGATTGGATTTGATCCTTTCGTTATGTGTTCTCTATGGCCAAATCCTTTTGAATTAGCTGGAGTTGGTATTCCTGAGAAAGTTAGGGATATCCAAGACCAATTAAACTCCGAGGTAAATCAACGATTAGATAATAGGAATCTACGTCAGAATCTAATCTTGAAGGTAAGGCGTGGGGCTAATGTTAATGTTCGCAATCTTATTAGTAAACCTGGTGGAGTTTGGTTGACTGATGATATGTCAGCTATTGAAGTTGTTTCAATGCCAGATATTTCTTCTTCAAGTTCATTTGCTGAAGAGAATATGCTTGAAGGTAAATGCGAAGAGATTACTGGGGTTACAAAGTATGTAACTGGTGGTGGAGCAAATGCCCAAAGGACAGCAACGGAATCTTCTATCTTACAAAAGATGGGAAGCAAACAGTTTGCCTTACACGTTAAACTAATTGAAGAGATGGCATTAAAACCTATTGTTAAAAAGTTCCATCAATTGAACCAGAAATTTATGGATAAAGAAAAAGTAGTTCGCATTGTAGGGCAAGAAGGAATTGCTTTTGTTACTGCAACTCCAGCCGATACAGCTCGTGAATTTGATTTTACAATTAATGGAGCTACACAGTTGACTGATAAGAACCTTAAAGTCCAGCAAATGATAAATTATATGCAGATCATTGGGCCTGATCCAACAATGCAACAGATGAAAAAAGAAATAACCCGTAGGATTTGGGAAGCATGGGGATATAAAGATTTTGAATCTATGAATCCACCGCCTGCTCCACAAGTCCCTGGAATGATGCCTGGTATGCAAGGACAGCAAGGAATGGCACCTCAAGGCCCACAAGGCCCAGTAGAACCAACAGAAATGAGACCTCCAACTCCACAAGAGGGAATGATCCCTCAGCAGATGGGTGGTGGGGGAAATGCGCAAGGGGGAGGATATTAATGCCTCTAACTAAAAGTGGTAAAAAAGTATTAGCATCAATGAGTAAAGAATATGGAGCAAAGAAAGGTAAAGAAGTATTCTATGCTTCAATGAACAAAAAGAAGAAAGGCTCAACAAAATGGCATCAAATGGCAAGTAAAGGCAGGTGAGTTGATTGGCTAAAAAGGTAAAAGTAGGGAAAAAAGAATCGAAAGGTGAAGAGATGATGGATAAAAAGATGTCTGGAATGATGAAGAAGAAAATGGGATTTTCCAAGATGGCATCTATGGGCAAGATGAAGTAAGGAGTATTTATGTTACAAGATTATATTATGAATCAGAATGAAGAAGATAAGATCGAACAGAAAAAAATACTTGAAGCAGAAGCTGAAAAGCTAAATGCGATTTCTACAGATTATATTGAAATGAGAAAAACATCAGGTTGGCAGAGATTCGAGAAAGAACTTTTAGACAGGAGTGCGTCTCTTTCTAAAAGGTTTTGCACCGTAGACAATGAAAAAGAATTGTTTAGAACGCAAGGCGAATTTCTTGGACTGCAATCTGCATTACAGATTATAGAGTTAGCGATAGAAGATTCTAAGTTAATAAATGAAGAATTAAAAGGAGAATAGAAATGGCAAAACGAAAGATTGACAATCTAAGTTCTACTGCTACCGCCTCCGAAATGGAACAAGCGATAAAAGAAGCAGAACAGACCAATCTTCCTGAAGCTGTAGTTGAAGAGACTATAGAGGTTCCAAAGGAAGAAGTTCAAGAAGAAGTAAAAGTTGAAGAACCAAAAGTAGAAGAAGTTAAACCTGAAGCCCAGCCAAAGGAAGTTGTTGATGAATTTGGTGGAGACTATGAGAAGGTAAAGAAAAGTTATAAAGAGGCTTATGCTTGGAACACACGCATGGCTCAAGACCTTTCTTCTATCAAACGTGAATTAGAGGCTATAAAGGCTTCGGCACAGCCGAAACAACCTGATCCTGTAATCACGCAAGAACAGTTTAATGAATGGCACGATAGAGACCCAATATCTGCAAATCGTTGGTTGGCGAAATTGGAAGCTGAAGAATCTACAAAAGGTTTACAGAATGAATTATATAACGTGAAAGCAAGCCTAAATGGGATTGTTGCACAGAATACTGTAAATGCTTTTAGGAGCCGATATTCTGATTTTACCAATTACGAAAATGACATGAAGGAAGAAATCAATAAACTTCCTACAGAGGTAGTGGAAAATCCTAATTACTATTCACAAGTTCTTGAGACTGCATACTGGACTGTTAAAGGTAGGAAATCTACTGAAGAAGTCCAGAGGGCAAAAGAAGAAGGGCGTAAAGAAGCCTTGGTAAAGACGCAGACCAAAAAAGATGCGTTCGTTGAAGGCTCTACTAAAACAACTGTAGAACAACCTTTAAACATTAATAAAATGACAAGCTCGGAACTCTTTGAATTTATGAAGGCGAAGGGTTTAGTTAATACTTAAAATATAAAAGGAGAAGATTCAAATGGCACCAGATGTAAGAGCTACAGGGGATATATCATCCGTTGTAGGTAATTATTATGACAAATTAATGCTTGAAAGATTAATTGCAAGAACTGTTCTTTATGGAATGGTTGACAAGAAAGATATGCCTAAGGGCACAGGAAAGACTATTAATTGGAACAGGTTTACAAATTTCCCAGTTTCTATAGCAGCATTGACAGAAGGCGAAGTCCCAACCCAAACCTATCTATCAGGTACTGCAGTTACATCGAGTATATATCAGTTAGGTTCATGGACAGCTGTATCTGATGTTCTTGAGTTAACATCTTTCTCAGATGTAGTTAAAGAGTGCGTAGAAAACTTTGGAGATTCAGCTGCTATATCAGTTGATTCCAGAATTTACCTATCATTCTTGGCCGATACTGAGCCAGGTGGAGAAAATCCAGCTAACTCACAAACCATTTCAACATGGTTCTATGGAGTTCAAGGTGGATTGAGTTCATATTATATGTCAGCAAACGGAAGTTTAATTACTTCTTTTGCAACATTGTATGCGACTCTTTCGGCTATCACAGCGATTGATGGTGGACATACACTTGATCTTGATAAGATTTCTCGTGTTGCTGCCAGACTTCGTTCAGCAAATGTAAGACCATTTAAGGATGGATATTACAAACTTTATACTCACCCAAAATGTATTGCTCAGATTCAGAGATCAACTGAGTGGGCAACATGGCAAGTTTATACAAGACCAGAAGTCTTGGATAAAGGTGAAGTAGGAAGAGCGCATGGAGTAAAGATTTACGAATCAACTATTCCTTTGGATGTAGTAGCTCGTACATCAGCTCCTTGGGCAGCTAACATCTCAGGTGTTTGGAATATTATGTGGGGAGAAGGTTGCGTCGCAACAACTGAATTAAATTCAGAGAAAGGCGTTAAGGTAACAACTAAGGCTCCTAATAAGTATGATACTTCTAATCCTCTTGACCAATGGTCAACGATTGGATGGAAAGTGCTTATGGCTTCTAAGGTTCTTAATAAGAACTGCGGAAATGCTTTCTTGACCCTAGTCAACTAATTGACGGAGCTGATGAGCCCTTACGGTGGTAGGTTAACCGTTATCAGATTATAGAGGTGTGTAGTGAATATAGTTATCGACGGAGGAAAAGGCTTTATCGGTTCTCATCTATTTCAGTATTTGAAAGATGCAGGACACGAAGTTGCTGCATTAGACAATTTAATGCATCCATGTGCCAATCCTATACCTTCAGAATATTGTGATGTAAGGTATATAAATGATTTGGAACCATATTTTAAAAACGCAGATATCGTTTTTCATTTAGCCGCCCAGATTAATGTTGATAAGAGTATAAGTAATCCAGATGAAACTATTGGGATTAATGTTTTAGGTACCCAGAATGTTTTAGAATTGGCTCGTAAATATAATGTCAAAGTTATATTTGCTTCTACGTCAGAGATCTATGGGACTTCTCAGTCTGATAAGATTTCTGAAAGTCATCAACTTGACTGTCAGTCGCCCTATGGCGCAAGTAAAGTTTGTGGAGATAGGATGTGTTATGCCTATTATAAAACATATGGAACTAATGTAGTTGTTGTTCGTAATTTCAATACTTTTGGTAAGTATCAGAATGATGATAGTTATGGGGGGGTCATTTCAAAATTTACAAAAGCTGCACTCAAAGATGAACCTCTCTGCATCTTTGGAGATGGAACTCAATCAAGAGATTACATGGATATAAAAGATGCTATTCAAGCTTATGTCCTCTCTATTGACCTTCCTGCTGGATCAATTGTAAATTTTGGTACAGGAAAAACTGTTACGATTAATGATCTTGCTAAGACTATTAAGCAGATAACTAATAGTAAATCAGAGATTAAACATATTTCTCCAAGATTAGGTGAAGTTCAGAGATTGTGTGCAGATATAACATTAGCTAAATCGCTAGGCTTCGAACCTAAAACTAATTTCGAAGAAGATTTAAAGGAGTATGTTTTGTGGAAAAGAAATTCTTAGTTCCTTTCTTTAAACCTTTTTTTGATAGGAGAGAAATATCTGAAATAGATAGGATTATGAGGCAGGGGGTTTTGTCTGGTGGAGAGAACGCCCGACTTCTTGAAAAAGAATTTAGTTCTTATGTTGGATCAAAATATGCGATAGCAGTTGATTCTTGTACATCTGGATTATTTCTTTCAATGAAATGTAATGGCATTGGGCAAGATGATGTGGTGACAATGCCATCGTTGACCTTTGCTTCTCCAGCAAGCATGGTTTTACATTGTGGAGCTAAGATTAACTGGGAAGATGAATCGTATGTTGGAAAAGCTTATCATTTAAAGAATGATAGAATTTTCAAGATAGTTGATTCTGCGCATCAGATTGAACGTGGTATGTATTATCCCTTAAGAGGGGCGATGGTATCTTACTCTTTCTATCCCACAAAACAAATAAGTTCAGCAGAAGGTGGCATGATTTGCTTAGATGATTATTATGCTATGGAATGGTTAGATAGAGCACGTTGGAATGGTAGAAAGGGTAATGGATACAATTATTCTATTGATTTTCCAGGGTGGAAGATGAATATGACAGATATGCAGGCTGTAATTGCTCTTGTTCAATTAGATAAATTAGATGATAAAAACCGTAGAGTTAAGGCAATAGTTGATTATTACAACCAAGAATTAGAGGAAAAAGTTGATTCTTTGCACCTTTATACGATAGAAGTCGACAATAGAGATGACTTTATACGCTTTATGAGTATGAATGGGGTTAGTTGTTCAGTCCACTTTTATACCCCATTACACCGCCAACCAGCCTTCAAACAGTGCTATAAAGAGCTTCCCAAGACAGATATGTTAGCAAAACGGACAGTTTCACTCCCATTATTCCCAAGTTTACGAGAAGAGCAGGCCATGCACGTGGTCGATTTAGTAAAAAAATGGAGGGAAAATGAAAGTAAATAGCATCATCGCAGGACTTGGAGAAGTCGGAGGAGCTTTGAAAAAAGTTCTTGAAGAACATTATGAGGTGGTGGGAATAGATGTCAATACAAAACGAGAGGACTATCCTGATAGTTGTGAGAATCTTAATGTTTGTATTCCTTATAGTGGTGACTTCATTGGTATTTGTAATAAGTACATATCTCTTTTTTCGCCTCAGCTTACTATTGTTCACTCTTCTGTGCCCATAGGAACAACAAAACAATTAAAAGGGAATGTAGTTCACTCCCCCGTGCGCGGCCGTCATCCCAACATTTATGAAGATTTAAAAAGATATGTTAAGTTCGTTGGCTACAATGATGATTTATCTTTTGCTTATGCAACTCAATATTTGAATATTTTTAAAACAGTCTTTACAAAAGGAACAGATACTACTGAATTTTTAAAAATAGTTTCACTTGCAAAGTATATGGCATATCTTGGGATAGCAGATGAGATAAATGAAATGGCAAAGATTGTTGATGTGGATTATGAAGATGTGAAACTTTGGGATAAAACACAGAACGATCAAATACAACATTCTTATGATGATATGCAACTTCCAATACTTAATCCACCTAAAGGTCGTCCAGGCGGACATTGTGTCATGCCTGTAACGGAGTTATTAATACATGATAAAAGATTTAATCCGAAGATTATATCTCAGATATTTTCGAAATACTAAGATATTTCACTATTGCAATATATATCCAACTGCAAAGATTGGAAAGAATTGTGTGATTGGTTCTTATACTGAAATTGGAGATGGAGTTGTAATTGGTGATGGATGTAAAATCCAAGCTCAAGTCTTTATTCCTAAAGGGGTGACAATTGGTAATGATGTTTTTATTGGCCCCAAATGTTCTTTCGCAAATGATAAGTATCCTAAAGCAAAAGGAGCGTGGAAAGTATGGCCAACAAAAGTAAAAGACGGAGCCTCAATAGGAATGGGAGCGGTAATACTCTGCGGGATAACAATAGGAAGAAACTCAATGATAGGGGCAGGATCAGTTGTCACTCGGAATGTCATGGATGGGGAATGTGTGGTCGGATACAGTGCGAGAGGTATTCGAACTAAATGAAGATAGTACAGATAATCGGATGTCGCCCTCATTTATCGAAGTTAGTTAATATAACTGGTAAAGATTTTATTATTTGGACAGGGCAACATCGTGATAAAGATATGTTTATTAAGGATATTAAAATAGACAGAACTATACCAGAAGATGGAATCTTAAAGATGGCTCATTATTTAAGATTATATTTACAGGAATTATTACCTGACTTGGTTATTGTTTATGGAGATACAACGAGTACATTAATTGGAGCTCAGTGTGCCTATGATTTTAATATTCCTTTAGCCCATTTAGAGGCGGGGGTTAGACTAGGAGATACAGAGAGACCAGAGGAAAGGATAAGAATTGAAGTTGATTCTATGTCTAATTATTTATTTTGTGTTAATGAATTTCATGCAGATAATTTAAGAGAGGAAGGAGTAAATGGGAAGATATTTGTTGTTGGCGATTTATTGTTTGACCAATACATTAAGAATAGAAAGCATAAAGACTATGGGATTCTTACCATACATAGGAGAGAGCATCTCAAAGAAGCCCATGAAATGCAGAAACTATTCAATTCTTTGGAAAGTGAAGGAAGATTAAAATTCTATTGTCATCCTCATACTAAGAAGAAGATTTTAGAATTTGGAGTTATTCTCCCTCATAATATTGAGATGCTAGAGCCAATTACTTATGAAGCAATGATGGAAGAGATTGAAAATGCGAAGATTGTAATTACTGATTCTGGAGGGATTACGAGAGAGGCTTATTTTTGCGGGACACCAATTAAGAATATAGGAAAAACAGAGTGGACTCGTGAAATTGGAATGTTCGGAGATGGAAATGCCGAAGGCAAGATTCGTGAAATCATAAGGAGAAAGATTGAATTGTGTCAAATTTAGTAGCAGTTCTTAAATCTAATGAGCAGGTAGAGGCCGAAAAGCCAAGGGTTAATAATACCGAAAAACTAGTAGAGGTTAAAGAGCTTCCTGTTCTTAAATCTGAGACACAACCTGCTCTTTCGATTTATGAGAAGATAAATAACAAACCTTATACGGTTGATTATTTTAAGCTTAATGATTGGGATTTAATTAAAGAAAATGATTTATTCAAGAAGATGCCAATGATTAATACAATTGAAAATTATATAAAAGATGAGATTAAGAGATTGGATTTAAAAGATGAGATTTCTAGTTATGAAGAAATAATAGATAGGATTAAATCTACTCTTAATATATCTAAGAATGAAAAAAATGATTCAAAATTAAATCGAGTTTATTTGTATATGAAATTAATGAAAAAACAGAGAGAACTTGATAAAAAGAGAGGTGAGATACTTGGTAGACGGAACGCAGAATCCTAACATAATTCAGGAAAGATATGTTAATTATTATGGCTTAGATGAAGCCGTCGACCCCGCGATTCCAACTAGAGGTTTACTGGGATGGACGGGCGTTGGCTATGAAAGATTAAATACAGATGGGCAAGGAAACTTACGGGCAAGCGTAGATCAGGATGTTGTGGTATCGAATGTTAATAGTTCAACTACAAACTTAAATGCAAGTGCAACTTTTACAGGGACAGCTGCTTCGACGCTGGGTGCCTCATTAATTCAAGTAGCATTAAAAACAGATCAGAATTGTACGGTTTATGTAGATCAATCTCCAGATGGAAATAATTGGGATGTTAATGATACTTTTCATTATAATAAAATATTAAACAATTTTAGCACTGAAGTTCGCACTGTTGGGGCATATTTTAGAGTTAGGGTTAAAAATCTTTCATCTACAACGGCTACGACATATTTTAGATTACAAAGTCTTTTATGTCCTATTGGGGATCCTGTTCCAAGGGCATTGGATACATATGGTCATTTTCAGGTAGATGTTAATGGGTTGCACGACCATTATGGATTTGAGGGTCAATTTACGCCTATAAGGGATTTAAAGGTTTGTGAGCCAAGTAAGATGGTTGGGACTAAGTTTGGGGCTTCAATTGATGCTAATTTTTGGACAGCATCTTCAAGTGGCACAGGAGCTGCCTCAGGGGTTTCTAATGGATTAGCGACACTTGCTTCTGGAACAGATAATTCTGGATATGCACAACTTCGAACCGTAAGGATTTGCAGGTTTTCGTTTACTCAGCCACTACAGTTTAGAGCAGGAATAAGAATTCCAACTGTTGCCGTGGCCTTAAATACTAGAAATTGGGGAGCTTATACAGATACGAGTCGCGTTCCTCAAAATGGTGTTTATTTTAGTTTAAGTGAAACAGGAGTTTTAAGTGTTAACTGTGTTAAGGCAGCAACTCCAAGCTCAGTAGCAAGTGGTTCATTTAATGGAGATGTTTCCGAGTATACGGTTGATACTAATTTCCATTTTTATGAAATTATTTATTTTACTGCTGGAGCATGGTTTTATATTGATGGGGTATTAATTCATCACTTTAGTTTGACTTCTGCAACTTTATATAATTCTTTAGATAATCCAGTTAATATGACTTCAATAAATACTGTAGCAGGAGTTACTTCAGGAGTTATCGAATGTTGTAATGCTGCGATTGTTAAACTTGGAAAGAATATCAACTATCCAGCATCAAAATATCAAGCTGGGACAACTGCTGGAGTAAATGCAAAAATTGGATCTGGATTAGTTCATTCGTTAACAATTTCTGGAGTAGTAAATAATTCTGTAATAACTTTATATGATAATACAGCTGCCTCTGGAACAGTTTTATGGTCATCTGGAGCAATGAGCAATCAAACGATTCCTTTTTCTATTAATTTTGGAATTGGAATTCCTTTTTTTACAGGATTATCTTTCGATATTGCAGCAGCTAATAGTAATTTGTTAATAGAATTTGAATAGGAGGTATTTATATGTCTGATGAAATAGCAGGGAATACAACGACAACTGGGCAAATAAATTGCGTTAGTGCTGCAGCTACTGCCGATTTGCCAGGTAATTTAGATAGAGATGATGATAGCAATGATTCTGGTGTTACTGATACGAATGGTAATTTAATTTGTAAAGCGTACGCATAGGAGGAAATAAAATGGTAGGAATGACGGATTCAAATGGTTATCTTAAGATTTCATTGGGGAGTGGAGGAGTAATTTCTGGAGATCAAACTTTTACTGGAAATGTGACTATAGATGGTGATTTGATTCTTGGAAATACAGGCGCAGATTCATTATCTATGGTGGGGCCAATTGATTGGACAGCTGGGGTTGCGGTAACTGCTGGAGCCTATGAGATTGTTAGGGATGCGGACGCTACGAATCAATTACATTTCAATGTTCCAACAGGGGCAGGATTTGAAATATCTGAGAACGATGTTGCTAAAATTACAATGACCACTGGTGGATTGTGGAATCATACTATCGCTTCTATTGTTGGTGGACAGACAGGGTTCACGGGAACGTATACGACTTCAGGGGCTGGTGGATCAAATATTGTCGGCCATATAATTACATTGGCCGCAGGGTATACTGGGAATGGCATTACAAACGCTATGGCGTTTGATAATGTTGTCGCTGGAGTAGGTACTGGCTATGTTACAGATGCAACTTACGGTTCTAGGCCGCATGGAAATAGAGGGATGGGGGGCTACACAAGAGCCACGACAACTGGAGTTAATACGGGATTGCTAGGCATTGCTCGCGGAGGGGTTCAGAATTGGGGTGCGTGGATGTCTTCGACCGAAGCAGAAGCAAATAAATCAAATATTGGGGCTATAGGCGTAGGATTAAATGATGCTGCAGGTGGTGAAGGGATTGGGGTTTATGCTTTATATGATAATCCATCCGCAGTTCCTACAATACCAGCAGATGCTAAAACAGCTCTCTTTGTTAATAACTCCTCAAACGCTGCTGATATTGCCTTGTTCACAGATAATGGAACTGAGGTTTTTGCTATTGGTGATTATGGATATATTCAACACACACCCACAGGCAACACTTCTGGCACGGGGAATTATTCTATTTTTACATCACCGACTGATACGAACTTAACATTAAGCACCGAAGTTATCGGCCATTCGTGGTCAGGAGCTGTGAAGCAGTGGGCAACAGGGGCGCTCATGTTGCAAAGAGAATTCGCCATCGGGCAGCCAACTTACAGTTTCGTTGGTGCGTCAACTATGACTTTAGGGGCTACATTTGCTATTACTGCAGGCCCAACAGAAGGGACGAACGCAACAATTGCATCAAGCACCGCGTTGATGGTTGGTGGTTCAGATTCGGTTAAAGTCACTAGTGGTAATTATTCAAATATTTTTGTTGTTCCAAATCCTCTGGCAACAGGCGTTACAAATATTAACGCATGGTACGGTTATAATTATGCTTCTGGACTGAGTATCTCTTTGGGAGATACAGGCGGAATGGATGAACTTGCTGCATTTAAAAATAGTGGGTTAACGTTTACAGGAACAGGAACGGGAGGAAATAGAACCGTAACAGTTGCGGCTGGTGCTATTTTTAATGCTCCTGTAGCTGGAGCAAATATGACGTTTAGTAACGTCTATGGTCTGTTTGTCGATAGTGGCGTGAGCCGTTTTGATGGCGGGATTTTCTTAAACAATAGTTCGGCAACTGGCATTGGGACTGATATTACGGGAACAATGTCAACGGCTTTGACGATCTCTGTTCCAGACACAACTGCAGGGGCTGGCGTTGATATTTCAATCATAGCTTCCGCCGCTGGCGGAGCAGGGCCTTCTGCTGGAGGGTCTATTATTTTGGAACCAGGAGCCTCAGCAGGAGCCGCAGCCCCAGGAAGGATTATTTTCAATGATACGTCGTCAGTATCAAGATTAACTTGGTCGGCTCAAGGCGCAAGCGATCATTTGTTTGGTTCAACTGCAGCTAATATAACCTATTTCGGAGTTTACGGAGCAACCCAAACATTTGACTTTGCAGTTCTCAGAACTGATAGTTCAGCGAATTACGTGCAGGCCGCTGGAGGAACAACAGGAGTTGCTGCAACCTTAACAGCCACGGGAGAAGCAAACGCCGCTCTTACTTTGGCAACAAGCGGAACTGGAATTATAACCTTAAATGATGCAACCGCTATAAATTCAGATGCGACAGCAGGTGGAGTTAGTACCTTAACAGTAACACCTGGAGCCCACACAGCGGTAACCGCTCAGATAATAGACTTCTCGGTTGCTGCTCATACAATGACTATTACTGGTGGTTATACTGCACAGAATTTTTCAAGATTTGCTCAGCCAACTGTCTCGGCGGCGTCATCGTTAACGCTTACAAATGCCGCAACTGTAGATATTATAGCTCCAACAGTCGCGGCTTCTGCCAAGATAACAAATACAGTCGGCTTAAATATCGGCAGTGTAGCAACTGGGGTGTCTTTAGCGAACATTGCTTCATCGACATATTCACATCTTAAGCTTAATACAACTACTTTGACCCTTACAGCTACGACTCAGATTACGTCAGCAGATGCTGTTTCGGCTCTTAGGGCTGGCATTATTACAATTAATCAATCTGGGGGAGCGGTAACGGTTGACAATGCGGCTACCGTTTATATTGAAGGAGCTGTCGCGGCAGGAGCTTCTGTTACACTAACAAATCCATATTCGTTATTCGTTGATGCAGGACTTGCAAGATTAGATGGTGGTGTAATATTTGGAACAACATCACAAAGCACACTTGCGAATTATGAAGAGAATACTTTTGCTCCAACTGTGACGCTGGTTGGAGGCGCTGGAAATACCACTCCAGTTTATTCAACTAATACTGGTCGTTATACAAGAGTAGGAAATCGCGTATTGGTTGATGTTTATTTGACTGGAGATGGAGGAGCTGAGGGTGCTGGGACTGGGGTTATAAATATAGCTTTGCCATTAACAGCAGGGGCTTCTAACCCAACGGGTTTCTTTCCTGCAGGATATGCAGCGAATAATGTCTCTGATATGCATTTGGCGGGTCAAATAGCTGGAGGAGCTACTACAATCCAATTATATTATTGGAGTGCGGTAACTACAGTTTCTTATCTGACTGGAGATCAACAAAACAATGCAACGAGAACTATTAGACTAAAGTTCAGTTACGAAGTATAAAATGGAGGTGAAAATAAAATGAAGGCAAAATTAGAAGAAAGGAAAAAACAACTTGAAGAATCATTTGCCCAGCTTGAGGAACAGCGAAAGAAGTTAGTAGAGCAAGGGTCAGAGCTTCAAAGGAAAGTTTCTGAAATTCAAGTAGAGCAAGTCAGATTACAAGGGTCACACAAAGAGATCGAGAATCTATTGAAAGAAGAGTCAGAAAAGGAGTAATTGAGATGGGGAGGAAACTCCCCTTCTCTAAATTAATATGATTACAATTAAAGGCCCCATTAAGTTAAGAGCAGGGGAACCATTGCCTAAAAATGTAATGGATGCTATCCCAGCAATAAAATTACCATTTACTGTTAAGAATTTAACTTTTAGTAATCCCAAATTAGATGGTAAAAAATTCAAGATGGCAGATGGAGAAATTTTAGTTGCAAATAAAGGTAAATTAGAAAAGATTAAGATTTAAGTTATTTGATTCGTATTTCAAAGGAGATTATAAATGATTACAGAGGATAAAGATATTCAAGTTTCACTTGTAATGCCGAGCCATAATTGCACTGATACTATAGGAAAAGCAATTGATAGTATATTGGGTCAGGACGAGGAAAGATGGGAATTGATTTGTGTCGTTAATGGTAAATGGGATACACGAGATCAGACCATTAAAAAGATAGAAGATTATATAGATAAGGATAAGCGGATTAAATTATTAATCATTGAAGAGGGAAATGCTTGTACAGCTAGAAATGAAGGGGCAAAGATATCAAAAGGCAAGTATTTAAGTTTCTTCTCTTCTGATTTCTATATGTATCCAGGAGCTTTAAGGAAATGGATTACGGTATTCAAGGATCATTCAGAAGCCGATTTTATTTATTCTGGGTATAGATTAATGAAAGATGGCCAGTTTGTTGATGGATTTGTACCATCAGAACCTTTTGATCCTTGGAGATTAACTATTGAGAATTATATAGATGGTGGATTCCCTATGAAGCGGGTTGTTTGGGAGAGAGGGCATTGGGATAAAGATTGCAAATCTCTTAATGATTGGGATTTTTGGCTTACTGCAATTGATAATAAGTTTGTGGGGTATTATTTCCCAGATATGACTTATGCTGCAGAAGTTCCTAAAGCTGGAGGGTTATCCTATGATAGTCAGTCTAATTGGCTGGATAGAGTCGCTTATATCAAGAAGAAACACAAGATCAAAGATGCTGACATTTGCGTAACATCTCTTGGAGCCCAGCCTCATGCTAAGAGGATTGCCAAATTAATAGGAGCAGATTTTAAAGTTTACCCCATGAATAAACCAAATAATTATAAAGCGATTTATTTATTGGGTTTTTATACAGGGAATGGGGAGTCAGCAGTTGCGCATGAGCGTATATTTGTTAGTCCTCAGAAAGAAATTTTCAAAGGTAAACAAATAGTTCATTGGATAGGAACGGATATATTGCAATTAATAGGTGCCGCCAGAAAAGTAAATTACATGGATTATAAATTATTCATGGATGCACTGAACAGGCATATAAATATATCAGAGTGTGAGGTAACTAAAAATGAGTTGGCGACAATTGGTATTCAGACAGAAAGTTTTGCTTTACCTATTGAAGAAGCGATTGAAGTTATTCCTTTGCCTAAAAAGTTTAAAGTAGCAGTTTATACCCCAAGTACAGCAACCGCTGTTCAGATATATAACTTGGATTTGGTCAGGGATATTGTTAAGAGTTGTCCTGATATTGATTTCTTATTCTTTGGTGGCGGATTGATGGATTTTAAAGCTAAGAATGTTGAGAATATAGGATGGAAACCAATCAAAGAAGTAATTGAAAAGAGTTCATGTTTAATGCGTTTGACTTATCATGATGGATTGCCAGTGACCCCTATTGAATTCAGGCTTGCAGGGCGTGATGCAATAACCACTTTCCAAATGGATTACATTCATTATGCTGGAACAGGGATTATTCATCAAGGTAATTATGCAGAACGGAAAGAGCAGATCATTAAGATTTTAAGGGATGTTAAAAAGGAACAGAAGAAGGGAGGAGTTAAAGATGTGGATAAGGCTAGGCGTCACTATCTCGATCTTACTTCTGTTAAAACTTTTAAGAGACATTTAGAGAAGATAGTTAATGGATGAGTTAGATAGTTATTTATGTTCAGTAATAATGACTAGTAAATATAGAAGTATCCTGGATGTGGGATGTGCTTATGGACATAGGTCTTTCTTTTTTGGTTTATTGGGATTAGATGTAACGGGGATAGATATAGCAACGAAGTATATAGAAAAAGCTAAAGAAAGATATAAGCATTTACGGTTTTTAGTTAAAGATATTAGGAATTTCAAGACAAAGAAGAAATATGATGTTGTCTTTACTCATGGATGTTTGATTCATATAACGCATGAGGATATAGAAAAGACGATCAAGAAGTTAATGAGTTTGGGCAAAGAGGGATTATTTGTTGAGTCAGAAGGGAAAGAAGAGAAACAAAGACTCAAGTATGATAATTCTATTTATTGGAATAACAGGGCAAGATTCCCAGATGAGAAATATGACTTGCCTATGCAGTATTATTATTGCCATGATTATGAGAAGTTGTTTAAGAAATTGGGTTATGGATTCCAGATGATAAAAGAGTTCGACAAGAAGTCGAAAACAAGGATGTGGAGAGTATATGAGTAAACCAAAGGTATCATTTTTAAGCCCGACTTATAATAAGGAATCGTGGATTAGCGAGACGATTGAGAACTTAATGAAGCAGACACTAGAAGATATTGAGATTGTATTTATAAATGATGGATCAACAGATGGGACTTATGATGTTATCAAGCATTATATGAAACAAGATAAGAGAATTAAATGTATTTCGTTAAAACAGAATGTAGGGCTTGGAAAAGCGTGGAATATAGGAACGAGATTGGTTAATTCAGATATTATCTGTGTTGCCTCTGGAGATGATCTCTGGGATATAGATCGGGCAAAAATAACCTGGGAATATTTCCAGAAACATAAAAATAAAGATGTCTTTTATGGAAGTTTTTATTTTTGTGATAGCAGAATGAAGCCAGTTGAGTATAAAGAGGCAATTCCTTTTAAGAAGGGAGAGCAAGAGAAGATTTTAGCAAACGGTCATGTGAACCAATATATAGGGCATTTTGTTATGAGTTATAGAAAGAGAATAGCATTGAAGGTTCCATATCGGGCAGATTATAAAGTTGGAATAGATCATCCTTTCTTGGTTGATTTAGAAAAGGCTGGAGCTAGGTTCGGATGGACTAAAAAGATATTGGGATGGGCTAGGATATTAAATTCTGGGGTGTCCATAAGCCGAAGAAGTGAGGTAGAAAATGCAAAAGTTTAAAGCAACCTTTATTCTCACGCAAACGCCAGGAGTTAATTGGTATAGAAACATTAATTACATAAAGCATATGGGGATTGATGTTAATGTTTGGCCACCTTATCAGCCTAATAAACTTCCTAATTGGGAAGAAGCGATGGCTAAAGATACAAAATTAATGTATCAATTTGAAGAAGCTGTTAAGGATTCAAACATTATAGTTTGCCAGAGAGTTTCAACTTATATAGGGCTTGCAATGCTTTATGGAATTAAAGATAAATATAAGAAGAAAATATGGCTAGAGATAGATGATGATGTTTTTCATGTAGATAGTAGTAACCCAGGATATTCGACAATCTATCCAGATTCAACAGCATATAAGGTATTTGAACAGCAGTTAAAAGTTTCAGATGGAGTGATTGTATCAACGGATACCTTGAAAGAAGTCTATAAACCTTACAATCATAATATCCATATAGTTAAAAATGCAATGAATTTGAAGCAATGGGGATCAGTTAAGAAGCCAGAAGAGAATAAGAAACTAAGGATAGGATGGCAAGGATCAGCCCATCATTATGAAGATTTGAATATATTGGTAGATGTCTTGCCTGTTATTTTGAAACAGAATAAGGACGTAGAGATTCATTTCTTTGGAGATGTGCCTGATTATTTAGGTAACATAGGAATAATTAAACATGATGTAGTTTCTATAGATAAGTATCCAAAGAAGTTAAAAGAATTGAATTTTGATATCGCATTGGCCCCATTACATGATACACAATTCAATAGAGGGAAAAGTAATTTAAGAATATTGGAATATGGGGCATTAAGGAAGGCGGTTGTTGCTTCTTGGAATGGGAATCTTCCATATTCAAGGACTATTGATAATGGAGTAAATGGATTGTTGGCCAATACAAAACAAGGTTGGATTGATTGTATCAGTGAATTGATTAATGATGAAAAGTTAAGGACTCGATTGGGAAATAATTTGTATAAGAAAATTAACAAAGAATACAATGTTAAAGATTGGGCGAAGGTATATGAGAATATACTCCTCAAATATGGGAGGTAAAAATGTTTAAAGATATGCAGGTTCGTGTCCAGAATTATATCGCAGATACAAGTTCAGCTACTCTTGTGATAATTAAAGACGAGATAAATTCAGCTGTGGAGAATTTCTTGCAAACTGGGTTTTGGAAGTTTGGGTTAAGAGATACAACTTTCACTACAACTTCTGGGACTTCTGATTATTATTTACCAAGTGATGTAGACAAAGTCTTGGATATAACTCAACAGGATTCACCGATTCAACTTAAACAAGTTTGGATAGCTGATTTTGATAGGTTGGTTCCAAAGCCAACCAATACGAGTAAGCCTCTATACTTCATGGAAACAAATGAAGATAGAGTGTTAGCTCAGCCAACAGCTTCGTCTAAAATCATTTTAAGATCAAGTTCTAACCAGGATTTAACAGGTCTCACTGGATCAACAATGGTTTCTATTTTTGGGGTATCTGGCTCAGAAGATAGGAATGAAACTGTAACTTTATCTGCGACGAATGTATTAAGCTCAGTCAATTCATATACAAAATTATATGCAATCTCTCCCGATATAGCGCCAGTAGGGACTTTGAGATTTACTCAAGCCATTACTGGAACGACATTATTACAACTTTATCCAGGTGAAACTGCAAGGAATTATAAGAAGATTAAATTACATCCAATACCTGATGCATCCTATACGATGTATGTAAGATATCAGGCATTGAGTCCTAAAATGATAAACGATTCTGATATTTGTGTTATTCCTCCAAGATATGAAGACATTATTACAAATACTGTAATTGGTCAGATGTTACTAAGACAGGGGGATCAGAAAGCAATTTCATATATTCAATTAGCACAAGCACAACAGAAAGTAATGGAGCAGGAACAAGATATCATGTGGAATTATGAACCAACAGTCAGACCAGCAGATAGCGGATATGGATATAGAGATTATTCGTATCCATTCACCAACTTTTAGGAGAAATAAATGAGTCAATATGTAAGTGTAAATACTTTTGGTGGTTTAAATAAAAACGATCAGTTAATAGTTCCTATTGATAGTTCTATTAATAATATCTTATCAACCTGTCTAAATTTCAACGGATTGCCTGATTATAATAGCTCAAGTTTAACTGCGCCTCTAATTGGGATGATTACAAAAGCTCCCACAGTAACAAGTTATGCAGGAACAATGCCCGCGGCTGGGAGAGCCAGAGGGTTATTTAATTATCTTCCAGAGGTTAGTCTTGCTACTAAGAATTTTGTGATGGCTTCACAATGTACGACAGATTATTCAGTTGGAAAACTTTATGTTTTAGATAGAATCTCTGGTACTTGGTACACATTGGCCACTACCGCAGCTCCTTATCATTCTGATTTTGCACAATATAATACAAGAGTTTATACTACTTTTGATGGATCAGTTCTAAAATGGAATGGAGATTTAACCAATTGGAGTACTGTTGCCCCTGCTATAAGAGATAAAGGGGGAACGGCAGTTGCAATTGCTGGTGCTGTTTTAACTTGGAATTTAACCACAACTGTTACCTCAGATATTGATATCTCTGCATTAATTTCAAAAGGCGATTATATAAGACGTAGCTCGACTAGTCCTTATTGGGATGAAGTTTTAACTGTTGCTGTAGGTGGATTAAGTCTAACACTGTCTTCTGCTTCTTCCGATACGGGTGCGAGCGTTGCTGGTGCGGCTCAAAGAGCAGCTTATATTGCAGTATCAAAACCAGCTATGCAACCTTATTTTATAAAGTTTTGGAAAGATAAAATGTGGTTAGCAGGTAATGGAAAGATATTATACTGGTCAGCAACTGGAGATGTAGAAAACTTTTCAGGGACTGGGGCTGGTTATATGACTATCTCTTTAGATGAAGAACAAACTGTTTCAGCCATGGCAACACTTGGGGATTATATATTTTTCTTCAAAGATACTGTTTATTATGTATATAGATGGACTGGGGACATAGATGCTCCAATAGAATTCGTTAAAAAGTTTTATCATGGATGTATATCCCATAGAACAATACAAGAGATTAATGAAACACTTATATATTTAGCAGAAGGCGATGTACGCCAGACAAATGGGATAACAGATGTTTCAATTTCAAACCCAATTGGAGCATATCTAAAGACAAATATAGGATCGTCAATTTCACAATCTTATTTCGCATTGAGCTCCGCAGCTGATTCTTATCCTTGGGCTTATGTTGATAAATTTAGATTAATTTATTCGCTGGTAATACCAGCTACGGCTTCTAATTGTATAATTTTAAATTATAACTATGAAACAGGAAAATGGATTGGTTCTGAAAATTATTTTGATGCAGGAACTGGCGCATTGGTTTATAGGGACACAGAAACTCATCCTTCAATAGTTATTTCTAAAATGGCATCGTCTAATCAATTGAATAATTTTTTCCCAGTTGGAGGAACTCCAAAATTCAGAGGAGATACTACCACTGCTGGAATCTTAGAATCTGCAACATTTTATTCTGGATTGTCAAATAAAAAGATCAAAATCATTTGGGTGGAATTCGATGTGCATCCTTTATATTATGCAACCTATAGCATTAGCACCACTTTAATTTTTAATTATAGAAAAGATTTTGAAGCTATAGACACATCTAGGAATCAAAGCAAATTAATATCTTATAATGCAAACGCACCTGGCATAACATTGGATCGCGCTTACATAAGAACAAAGGCTAGATTTCAAGTAAATGACATTTTCGATACATTTTCGTGGTATTTAACAGAAACAGTCCCAGGGGCTGGATACAATGATATCTCAATAGTTGGTTGGACAATTTGTTATACACTTTGCGATACAGTTTAATAAGGAGGAAATAAAATGGCTAATGTAGGATACGGAGGATTAGTTGAAGGATTAAAAGAAGGTGATTTGAAGGAATATATTAATAAAGGATATAAGATAAATCAAATAAATTCAAATAATTTTACTGCAATGCCCCCTTCTAATTTGACTCAAAATCTAGGGGCTCCGAAAATATCAATTCCAAAAGCACCTAAAATAAATTATGGTCTTGCAAATACTCCCGCAACTCAAGCCCCAGTAGCTCAAGCTGCAATTCCTCAAAATATCGGACAAACATATAACCCATCTAATGTTGCTGATTTAATGAAAGGATATCGCACGGCTATGGCAACAGATTACGCTCCTGAATATTCCCCTGAAAGTATACAAAAGATGACGAATCAATATGCGGCTTTACTTGCTCCACAATACGAAAGAAGTGCAGGGACGTTGGCTAACCAATTAGCTGGAAGAGGAGTCTTTACGGGAAGCCCTGCTAGTAATAAATTCCAGTTATTGGAAGCTCAAAGGACTGGGGATATCGGTCAATATGGTTTGGGATTAATGAATCAAGCTCAACAGGCAAGGACTGCTGGAAGACAAACAGCTGAACAAAACGCTTATGGGCTTTTGGGTCAATCATTATTAAGCCCAGCACAACAACAGCAAATTGAATTACAGAAAGCTGGTTTAACAGGATATTTAGATGGAACTCCAACCATTGCTGGCCAAGAAAATGTAGCGAACATTGATCAGCAAAAAGCAGAAGAGGCTCTTGCCCGTTCTCTTGGATATCCAAATGCCTACGCAATGAGTTTGGCTGATCCAAAAGATATTCAAGCAAGAATGAGTCAACTTAAAAAATCGACTGGAAATCCTGCAACGGGGCAGCCTTTTAAAACTGAAAAATTCCAAGGACAAAATCCTTATGAAACTGGATATACAAGTGAACTAATCACTCCTGCTGGGATGCAACCTGTTCCTCAGATAACTGATCCATTTAATATAATGCCAACTCAAGTAAGTCGATATTTGAATTCAACTAATACTTTTGGCATGGCTCCTACTTCAGTTTATCAGCCAGACATTTATGAACATACTAAAATTGCCAATTTAGGAGGATATTAAAATGCCAGTATTATACGGACAAGATATAGCTCAAAGGCTCAATGCTAATAGACAACAGGAATATCAAACAAAACTAGAGAGAGAACAAAGAGATAGATCAGAAAGAACTAATCTCTTAGGCCCTTTACTTGGGGCGGGATTAGGGTACATGACTGGTGGTTTAAGTGGAGCCTTACTGGGGGGAATTAGTGGCCTAAATGCAACTGAAGCAGAAGGGACAAAAGGAGTGGCTCAGGCAGGCTTACAGGGATGGCAATTAGGTAAAGGAATCGGAGATGAAGATAAACATAAAAAAGCATTATCTGGATATTTAAAAAAGATAGGAAAAGACATTCAACTTGCAGATTTAAGTCCCAAACTTCAAGAAGAGGCTATGTCTGCCATATTCAAACAGGCCTATCCCACTGAAACGGAGACAGATAAATTATTAAAGATTGCAAGAGCTGAGGCTACCAAACAAAATGCACAAACATATTCTTCAAAGAAAAACATTTCTCTTGGAAATTTAAGCGATCCAGGATCGGCTTTTTTTAGTGCTATGCAGAACGCAATTGAAAATAAGACAATTAGTTATGAAGATGCAGTTAACGCAACTTTACAAGCTAATACAGTTCCAGTAAAAGAAAAGCCAATTCTAATTAAAGCCTATAAAAGATTTGGAGGTCTATAAAAATGTCAGAGGCTGAAGATTTTATAAATTTATATAAAACAAAAAAGGCCGAAACTCAAACTGAATCACTTCCTACATCTATAAGTGTTGAAGATAAAGGATCAAGCGAAGCACTGTCTTTTATTAAACAACTATCTCAAAAGGAAAATCCATTAACAACTGCAGTTAGAACAGGTGGAAACATATTGGGCTTTGTCGGAGAACAACTTTCTCGGCCTGGATATGCAGTTACAACTCCACTTGCTAAATTTGCTCAAGGCGAACTAAATCCGATTGAATTAGCCAAATCAGCATACAAAGGCTTTGCATTAAAAGAACCAGTAGGCTTCAGAAAGACATTAGATATTGTAACTGAAAGACAAAAAGAATTAAACAAGAAATATGGAGTTCCAATTTCACCATTAGCTGATACGGAGATTGGGAAACAAGCTGTCTCCTTCCTCGGAGACGTCGCCTTAAATCCATTAAATTTGCCAATTTCTAATATTCCAGGGGCTACTAAATTAGGGTCAGTAATATCAAAAACTGTAGCTCCAATTGTTTCGTCTACAATAAAAGAATCTCCAGTTGCTCAGGCTATTGGGAAAGTCTTTATCAAAAACTATGCATTGAAGTCAAAGTTCCCAGAAATAGCAAAACAAAGCAGTGCCCTAGAAGATCAACTTAAATACATAAATATTAAAAGTGTCGATGAGATCAATAGAATCGCTAAATTAATACCAGATAAAAATGAACGAGTGCTCATAGGTTCGATGTTAGAAAACCCCAACGTTGCAGAAGCTTCTATAAACAATTTATCAACTGCTGGAAAGAAAATATTTGGGTATTTAAAGCGATCCCAAGTACAGCGAGAGGCTGGTATTTTAGCTAGAGACATTCTACCTGAAGATAGGCTTATGGATTTTTATGTTCGTCATGCTAAGACAGAGAAACCGAATGTACTCGGAGCTATAAAAAATGCCATATCTTCTGCTAAGCCAAAATTTTTGAAACAGAGGAAGATCGCGGGGACTATTGATGAAATAAATCAAAAGATGGGGAAACCGTTTTTCGAAAATGACATTGCCCTTCTTCAGGGGATACAACAGAATGAAGCCAAAAGTGCCTTTGCTGCTCATGATTATTTAAAAAAATTAGCTGAGAACCCAGAAGTTGTTAAACCATTGGAATCTTTTGTTTCTAAATCTGGAAAGACTATATCAAAACCAATGGAAGGGTTTTCCGCTGTCAGTCACCCCTTATTCGAGGGAAAACAAGTACCATTAGAAATTGCTAATGATATAAGTAGAATTCAAAAACTAAGGAATCAAGATGAGGGATTGAATATTGCATTAAAAGCTTTTGATAAGGTGCAGGATCTTTGGAAAGGTCAAGTTTTGATAGCTCCTTCTTATCATGCTAGGAACATGGTTGGTAATTTCTGGAACAATTATTTAGCGGGGGTCACTAATCCCGAGAATTATGCTTTAGCAGCAAAATTACAAATAGCTGAAAGACAAAGCCCTGCCGCATTGAATCGTATTTCTTTGTTAATAAATGGAAAGAAACTAAGAGGAAAACAATTAATTGACTTGGCTAAATCTAAAGGAGTATTAGACACGGGATGGTATGGGGCAGATATCCCCCAATCTTTAAAAGAACAAAGCAAAGCCTTCACTTTGAATCCGATAATATTAAATAGAAAAGTTGGGACGATGGTTGAAAACAATGCTAAGTTAACTCATTTTATAGATAGATTAAAAATGGGGTTAAGTCCAGATGATGCTGCTTCAAGTGTTAAAAAGTATTTATTTGATTATAGTGACTTATCTGAAACAGAAAAACAATTATTCAAGAGATTAGTTCCTTTTTATACATGGTCAAGAAAGAATATCCCATTACAATTAGCGAATATAATTCAACAGCCAGGAAAGGTGTCTATACTTGAAAAGGCGGAAAGAAATTTTAGTATACAAGATAAGCAGGCGTATGAGGCTATGCCATCTTGGTTAAAAGAAAGAAGTGCTATTCCAGTAACTAAATCAAAGGATGAGTACGGGGCGTTTATTCCAGAAGGGTTTATTCCTGCTTATGACGTTAATAAATTGCAATCGCCCGTAAATACATTGTTAGAATCTGCAAGTCCAGTTCCTAAGTATTTAATTGAAAGGTCATTGAATAGAAGTTTTTATAATAAAAAGCCAATTGAAAATTATCCAGGGGAAACTACTCCAATATTGGGCATGGACATAAACAAAAAAGATGCTGCTTTATTATCTCAAATTAGAGTTCTTTCAGAAGCCAATCGCTTAGCAACACAACCAAATGTTGGCAATTTAGTGAGATTTCTAACTGGAGCTAAAACGTATGGATATGCACCTTCTCAAACTTCTATCGAAAAACTCTATGATTATAAGAAAGATATTAATGAGTTACAAAAAGGGTTAAGGACATATGCCTTAAGATCTCAAATTGCAAGATCGCCGAAAGAAAGAGAACACGCCTTGCGCGAAATAGAAAGGATTAAAAGCAAAATAGAAGAAAGAATAAAAGGAGCTAATTTAGAGTAATGACTAATAAACTTGAAGCAATACAGCAGTTAAAGTCTGAAATAAATTTAAATTCAGTTAATAATTTATTAGTTAGTCCTATCGAAAGAAATTTTCAGAAGGTTAATTATGATTTACATCATATAGTGACGGATACTGTGAATGAATTAACCCTTGATGCTGGCATTTCAATTGAATCACAAACAGTTAAAACAACGGATAACCAACTTTATAACCATGTAGGAACTGATATTTTTCCTGATACTTTAAATTTATTTATTTGGTCAATGGATTCAGCAACAATTGATGCTGTGGCGGCTTCTTATGCAGGCCATAAATATGGTGGCAAGGATTTAACAGTTAGAGGCTCTGCCATGACGAATGGTGCAGATGTATTAGGGGATAATGTCTTTTGCCAAGCTACTGGAACTAGTTATTTAGAAAGTGCAGATACAGTATTTATTAATCATGCATATACGACTTTTTCTCTTGGAGTTTGGATTTATCGAGCTGATTGGAGTGCGGCTGTTGGTGGAACCGCTATAAATTTTGTGGGTTGCGGTGTTGCAGCTACTGGGGGCTTTCGTTTACAACTTATTACAACTGAAGCTCTTCAGATTGTAGAAATAAATGGTGGAACAACTGTTCAGACCCCGATTTTGCCAAGTTTAAAACATCTATCTCCAGGCTGGCATCACTTCATGTGGAGAAGAGACAATGTAACAAATTATATTCATATTGATGGATTAGTTGTAGCAAAAAAAGCAGTTAATACAATAGCTTCTGGTGGAGCAGGGCAATTGTTGCAATTTGGAGCCAACGGAGCTGGGGCTGGGCCATTGTTATCTGGGATGAGAATAGATGAAATTGCTTTTGATACTGATACATTCTGGACAGCTGAATATGCAAAGAGGATCTATGGAGCTTCATCTAAAAAGACATTAATTGTAGATAATAATAGTGTTGGTACTATAAATGGAGATTTACCTATAGTACATGAAGATACTTTAGGGGTAACTTCTATCCCAGGTCAAAGTGCTTGCTTGGTAACAACTGCAACTGCTTTGACGATGACTAATGCTGCGAATACTACAATCTTATTTGATACAATCGTTCGCGATCAGCAGAACGAATATGTTGCCGCAACTGGACTATTTACAGCAAAAGAAGCTGGATGGTATCAAGTAAATGCTGCAGCCATGTTAGAGGCTACAACTAATTTCGTTTGGGGTGAAATCTGGCAGGTAGTTATTGCTATCAATGGGACAGCGACCTATGTGGGGCAAGCCGATAACACTAATTCTACTGTAGTCGCAATTAATAAGAACTCACAAGTCAGCAATGCTTGCTATCTTTCTGCTGGTGATACGGTGAGTATACTTGGATTTCAAAACTCAGGTGGCAATCTTAATTTAATAAATGGGGCGACTTATAATTATTTCAGCGTGGTAAAGATAGCATGAAAAACAATGATAAGATACAGCATTTTGTAGTATCAATAGCAATTGTATTTATATTGAATTATTTATTGCACAGTATAAATATGGCTTGTGCTTTAACTCTTTTGATTGGGATAGCGAAAGAAGTTTACGATAAAGTAAGCGGGAAAGGAACGGCTGATATTTATGATATATTCTCTGATGTTTTGGGTGTTTTATTGGCATACTTTATCATTAAAGGATTTTGATTTGACTAATATAAATAATTATTTATCAAATAAACTAGCAATTAGAAGCGAGGCTCCTTCCAACTGGAGCCATAACGATAAAGTTATGTTATCTAATCTTATTAATCTTGGACATCAGGATATATCCCAAACATTAGACAAACAAAAGAGATCCAATTTATATGGAGATGGAAGGAATGTTGAGCAAAATCCTATTGTTGCTCCTTTTGTTAAAAGCCCAGAAATGATGCGCGGTGGAGGGTTGTTGCTCCAGGCATTACTAGGTAAACGCTGGAATGATATGCAGAATGAAAGACAGAAGCAGGCTGAAATGATTTTGGCGAATTTAATTGAAGCAAATGCGATGAGCAATAGCAAAGAGCCTTGGAGATTAACTTTCGGAAGAGAGTTTTAAGGAGTTCGTATGGAAGAAGTAGCGAATAGACTACTGATACTTGAAACAAAATTCAGTGAAAAATGGGATAGCCATGAAAAACGTTCTGATGAACGAAATAAGCACCTCACAAACCAATTCGAAGAAATCAACCTCAAGATAGACGTCTTAATGAGAAGACCCTGCATTGAACACGGAGAAGCGATAGCAACCTCAATAGAAGCCCGTAAAAGCCTCTCAGATCGTCTTAATTGGGCGTGGGGAGCCATTATAACGATGATAGTCAGCATTATAGGGTTATTCGTTAAAGATGTCATGGGGGTCAAATAATGCGACCTGTAGCGAAGAATTACAAAATGCATTTCGGGTGGAACCAACCCTATCCAGATAACTTAAAATATTTGAGTTCAGACGGACTCCACAAAGGCCAGGACTATCTCACCCCAACTGGAACAACAGTAATAGCTTCTGTAGATGGAATCGTAAACTTCACTGGATGGAAAAGAGGCTTTGGCAACTGTGTATACATTAAGTTTTTTACTGGCAATATCCTCAATAGGAGTATATACAGGTGCATATTGGCTCATCTATACTGTATAAACACTGAATTAATTGTAGGTCAAAAGATAAACAAATGGGCTGAAATAGGCAAATCTGGGGATTCTGGCATGGCTAAGAATCATCCTCATTTGCATTTTCAAGTCGATCAATTAATTAACAAATTATGGGTACCAGTGAGTCCATATTTTGTTACAGGAGATAAACCATGATGAAGATAATTGATGACGGATCAATCCATCCCCATGAAATATTCTCAAAAGTTATCCACAGGTGTGTTCTTTGCGAAAAGAAATGCATTAAAGAGAACGACGAAGGGATGGGGTGTGAAAGGTCGAACTTCGTCGGAGAGTTAGTAGTAAAAGTAGGAGGATTTCACAAATGAATATTTTAGCAAATGTATTAGCTGGAGCGATTAAGTTAGTAGATTTTTTACCTGGGTTTAAAACGAATACAGGAGCATTGGTATTAATTATAACGACTGCATTGCAGTTGGGTGGAGCAGATTCAGCGTTAATTAATGTTGTTAAGCAGATTGCAGAGGCGTTATTGGCTTATGGCTTGTTAATGAAAAATGTGAGAAAATAAAAGAGTCCTCCCAGACTAAGTAGCGGTTACCGACCAAGCACATAATGCTTATTAAAAATGCGGGTAAACACCTATTTTAACTGGGAGGCTTTTTTCCCTCTTGACAAGTGTCTGATAATTTTGTAAGATTCTTTTACTTAATGAAATCGTTCAGAAGATAAAATCGGAATTTGCAGTTTCTCTGAACGGTTGTTGCAGGTTCCGATTTTTCTTTTATAAGGAGAATTAATTGAAAAGACAACTCAAGAGTGCTCTAAAAACCATAGGAAAAGATCATTTTTCTATACATAGGGATATTGAATTGATTCTAGCTAAGGTTTTCGAGAGCGAAAAAAACTCTCCTGAAATTAGAAAAGAATTGAGTAAATTGCTTAATGTTAGTATAAGAAACGTAAAGAAGTTTACTCATTTTTGTTTTCACCCAGAAGAAATTGGAGAAAATTCTCAGTGATTTAGTTTAATTTCCGAGTCAATTGCCGAGTCAATTAGTGCGAGCTCGTTAAAACGCGGACTATGAAAGCATAAGAGGGAGAATCCAAAAGCGAGGATAAGTTTGGGGTCTTTTTAATCCTCCACTCGAGTGCTCGACGTAATCAGTTTATTGTGGGAGGGAGTACATCAACCGAGCGTGTATCCTTTTAGACTGGTTAGACTCTTATTAAAGCAAGAGTAATCTCAAACACTTAAAGTTTAGTTTATTAATTAAAGACTCAACTTATAAGAGGGAGGGAAATGGCTCGGGTGTTTTCTAATCAATAATTAAAAACATTAAGGAAGTTAAAAAAGAATGAAGAAGCCTAGTTCTTTAAAAGAATATGTTGAAAAACTAGAAGAGTTCTACTTTGACTCTAAGGAATATAAATTTAGCAATGCAACCCTTAGAGTGATCTTTAATTTTTCAGAATATTTAACTCCAGATGAAATATGTAAGGCATTTGTGGCATTGAAGAAAAAACGGTTAAAATATAATAATATGAATAGTCGTGATACATTTTTATATTTATGTGGAATATTGCATACGATGAAGAGACAAAAAAGTGAAGAATTCTAATTTCGAAAAGATTTCTGAAATTAATACTTGATTTATTGAAAATGATGTGGTAAAATCACGAAGTAACAGACAAGGGGGTGATTTAAATGAAACTGCTAATTAGTATTCTTCTGGTTGCGATCTTTTGTTCGATAGCTTCTGCAGAATATGTTTCTGGATATTTCAGAGGAGATGGCTCTTATGTATCCTCGTATTACAGATCCGACAGGAATGAATACAAATGGGACAATTATTCTTATAAGCCAACAAGTTCGAATTCGTACGATTGGAAATGGTAAACATTTAGGGGGTAAACTAAAATGTTAAAAAAGCTATGGGGTATAATCAAAAATGAAATCTTGGAGCCTTCTGTTGTCACTTCGGGTGAAATCAAGTATATCAACTATGTATCTCCAAAAGATAATGACGCGGTTGAACTATGGGGAAAAAGAAGAATTGCTTTAAGGCATATGGATAATTGGTTTGAAAAGAGAATAGAGGGGGTAAATCATGGACTCAGTTCAAATTTTAGACGAGATAATTGAGAAGTTGAATCGATTCAATAAAGAGTTTAATGACAAGATGGACGAATTGGATTTGTCGATGAGGCACGCAGTTAGTGTTTTAGATGAAATAAAAAATGGGGGTAATGAGGATGAGTCAAAGAATAGTTTATGCTCCGTGCGATGAATGTTGCTTGATGTTTGATATAGACGATATGGTAACGAAAGGTAAGAATCATTATTGCGAGGAATGTGCTTTGGAAGTTGAGGAACGAGAGAAAGCTGAGGCTTGGAAGCCAGACGCTATCGATGATTTTAAACGCCACGAAACAGTAATTGGAAGGAGGATCTGGTGATCATGAAGTATGAAGGAGAGGTTAGGATACCAACAAGAACTTATGGATATGTAAATGGTAATGTTAAAGGAGAAACAAAAGAAGAGATAGAATCTCAGTTAAGATTCTGGGAAGAAATAGGAGAAAAAGTATCAAATAATAAATATAGACCGGTAGATGAGTTCCCAAAAACAGTAATTGAGAAGGGGGTGAAGTGAGTATGGTGATCATAAAAGGCAGTGGAGATTTTGAAAGCGTTCAAATTGATGAGTGGATAACGGGATCAATTCTCGATGTCGAACATAGATTAAACGAGAACAAGAAGGTCAAGGACAAGCTAACAGGTGAGATGACAACCAAATCGGCACAGGAATTACGACTTATACTTGGACTCGACGGTTATGCATTCAATCATAATTCAAGATGGCTAACAGCTAGCATGAACAAAGAAAGTAATTTTTATAAGAACTTTGTTGCTAAGTTAATGCCTGACGTAAAACCAAATACTGATTTTGATTCAGATGAGTTGAAAGGCATGAAAGTCAAAGTTATGTATGAGAATACAGAATGGCAGGGTAAGACATATCAGAACATATCGGCAATTAGGCCATTGAATTGATTTATAGGGCTGGAGCAGGTTTATATCCTCGTTACCCCGAAGCTGTTCCTGTTTCAGCCCACTTTTTAGGAGTTTTATGAGAAAGTTATCGATAGATAGGGCGGTTAAGAAGCATTGTTTGGAATGTTCTGGGGATTCCAAGGAAAACGTGGCTTGCTGTGACATTAAGGATTGCTGGCTATGGTGCTTCAGATTGGGGGCGAAAACGCCACAGAAGTTAAATTTGAAGCCAATTAGACGAAGAAACAAGGGGTGACGAAATGGAAAAGGAAATTAGAGAAGCTTTAACTACTATTCCGTATGCTTGTTATGATGATCTTTATTTGCTGGCCTATGTATGGACAAAGCAGGATATAAAGGACACCAAATCAAAGCAATTCGAGGCCAAGTTAAACAAATGGCTTAAATTCTTATGGACACATTCCAATCCTGAATCAATTACACGAACAAAGCGTGAATTTTTATCACATGGGCAGAATGAGATATACAAATCGCGCGCTTTATCTACAGAAGATTTAAAAAACGAGATATTACATGGTCAAAAGACATTGTTTTCTCCTATAGACAAAGAGGGTGAGATTGACCCAGAAGTTGAAGAAGAAACAAAATCTCCGAAGCAATGGATAGAAGAGGCGAAGAGGATTTTAGCATGAAAAAAGTTAGATTGATTGATTCCAATAAGAACAATTTTAGAGATCCTTGTGAATGTGGGGAAAAGAAATTGAAGGACTCATGTTTTTGCAAAGAATGTTTTTTATTGGTATCGACTCGTAATAAGGAAATCTTCAAGAATTTTCATAAAGGGGCAGATTTACCTCCAAGAATGAGAACAAGAAAGGGGGAACGGTAAAATGACAGAAATAAAACCAGAGGAGGGGGAGGGATAAAGAATGAGCGAACAAGTAGAAAGAAGTTGGGTTTGTGAATTGAGGCTGATGTTAAAAATTCCTGATGAGAAGTGGTTTGGCGTGGTTGTTGCCTTTATTGATGACTTAAACGCTGAAGCATATAAGCAAGGCAAAGAAGATAGATGGATTAAAGTTTCAACCGCAGGAACTGATGCGATAATTAGGGAATCAATTGGATTGAACCCCAAGGCGGAAAAGAAAGAAGCAGAAGAAGGATATTCAAGGGAATGGAAACACTGTTTAATTCACCTTAACCCAGAAACAGGAGAAATTCACGGGGATGGGGACTTAACTGTTAGGGAGTGGTTATTGGAGCAAATAAATGGGAAGCATTAAAGGACAAAAACACAATCCATACATAGAAGGGAAATATGCACACATGAATAAAAATGATGTGGTTTTTACCCCTGATTGGCTCGCAAGGCAAATGTGTGAACTGTTCCCTCTCGATGGAAAGGTATTAGAGCCATGCAAGGGAGAAGGTGCAATTTTAAAATATTTACCAAAAGATGCCCTATGGTGTGAAATCGTTGATGGTAGGAATTTCTATGATTTTCAAGAGAAAGTCAGATGGATTATAACAAATCCTCCTTATTCTGATTTTAACAGATTTCTAGAACATAGTTTTAATTTATCAGACAACATAGTTTTGCTCGTTCCAGTTGCTAAAATGTTTAAAAGTATGGGAACTTTAAGGGCAATTTTAAACTATGGAGGATTCGTTTCTATCAATATATTGCCAGCAAGTAAAGCTGGATTTCCATTTGGATTTCCTTGTGCAATTTACCATTTGAGAAGAAACTATAAAGGACTAACTGAAATTAAATTATTGGAACTGCCAACTGAAATTAAGGAGGGGAAGTAGAAATGTGTAAATTCAGAAAAAAGCCAGTAGTGATTGAGGCTTTCCAGTGGTTTGAGAATGGAGACCATCCTGATGATGATTGTTTTAGAAAGTTTAGAGATACAGGAAAAATCCCAGAAGAACCAAGAGAGGGCAAGGTTGTTAGATATTTTAGGCCTCCAGATTTTGACGGACAATCAGTTTGTGCTTATTGTGGAAAAATCCTCCACGATCATGGCTGGGTAGATACGCTCGAAGGTGGGCATACAGTCTGTCCTGGAGATTGGATAATAACTGGCATAAAAGGTGAAAGATATCCTTGCAAGCCAGACATATTTGAACAAACTTATGAGAAAGTATTATGAATTATATTAAATAGTTATCGCCCAATACGGCAGAGGGGGAGTAATTGCGGAGCGAGAAATTGGTGTTAACGCCAGCTCCCCCGCTCAATTAAAGGAGGAAGAGAATGAAAAATTTATTATTAATGATTTTATTTTCATTGGTGGTAGCTGAAACTATGAAACTTTCAGAATTTATAACTGTTTATAAACTTGTGGATTTAAATAGTAAAAAAATAATTTATATCTCCTCGAGTCTTTATAATGCGAAGATGTCAAGTTCAGTTGCTGTTACTAATTTGAAATGAGGGATATAAAATAAATGAAAAAGAAGAAGATGAAATGATTGAATTTGAAATAATTGGAGAAGTGCCATCAATTAAGACAAGAAAATGTTTAATTTGTAGAAAAACATTTAAAGTTACACCACAAGTAAAGTTTTCAAACACTAAGTATTGTTCTATAAAATGTGTAGGAAAGGCAAATGCGTTAAGGGCAAGAAGGGAAGTTGTTTGCCCTATTTGTGGAAAATTATTCACAACTAGACAATGTAGAATAAATGCTGGCAGAGGAAAGCATTGTAGTAAGAAATGTAGAGAGTTGTCGTATATAGGGAAGATTGGACATAATCATGGAAAATTTGGAAAAGAACACTCTGCTTGGAAGGGAGGAGTAAAAATCGCAAATGGAAGATATTATATATATTCCCCAGAACATCCATGTGCTGACAAGAATAAATACATTAAAAGGTCTAGGTATAATCTCGAAGCACATCTAAAAATTGTCTTGCCAAAAAAGGTTGTTATTCATCATGTAGATAGAAACAAGGCTAATGATTCTGTCGATAATTTAATGATATTCCCAGATGATTCTTCGCATATAAAATATCACAGGAGTATAAAACATGACTGGTAATTTAATTGAGTTTACCATTCCCTCTGAGCCTCCCTCGCTCAAGAATTTGCTCCGATTCAACGGTAGGACAGGAAGAACATATCATGCTGATGATGCTGTGAGGACATACAAAGAGTTATTTGCGTTGTTGTGTCCGAAGCAGTTCAAGCAGAATATAGAGAAGCCTGTTTGTGTATCATTGCATATATACAAGAAAGACAATAGGAAAGATGCAACCAATATTTCAGACACTATCTGGGATTGTTTGCAATATTGTGGAGTGATAAAGAATGACCGTTTAATTGAAGAATGGCATTGTTTTAGCTTTATAGATAAAAAAAATCCAAGGGTGGTGGTAAAAGTTGAAGAAAGGAGAATTTAGATACTGTTTAGTTTGTAAGAAGCAGTTTTATGTTTTCCCATCTGTAATTAAATATGGATGGGGTAATTGTTGTAATTATATATGTGCAAACAAATTAAAAAGTAGAAACAAAAAGAAAATGGTTAACTGTGAGACGTGTGGAAAATCGTTTGAGACATATATTGTGAATCCAATGATTTGTTGTTCTCAAAAATGTCGGGGATTGAGATTGGCAGGAAAAAACAATCCAAACTGGAAGGGAGGATTGAGGTTTAAAGATAAAAGAATTTTAGTGTTTACGCCTAATCATCCTAACTGTGATGGAAATGGATATGTCAAAAATTATAGATTAGTAATGGAAAGAAAGATAGGCAGGAAGCTTGAAAAGGGAGAAGTTATTCATCACATAAATGGCAATTCACTGGATGATAGAGAAGAAAACTTAGTGTTGTGTTCGTCTCAGGCAGAACATAGAAAGTGGCATTGCAAGAGTTTTATAGATAAAGAAAATCCAAGGGTGTCAATAAAGGTTGAGGTGATTGAATGATAAAGTTTAAGGCTTCCGTTGAGAAGGTTTCTACCGATAGGGACGGGTATAGTAAATTAGTCTTAGAAGTCCCACAATCTGAATTACAGGCAGTAATTAGTTTAATGCAGATGACGGAGAGATGTTTGGACATAACGGTGCAAGAAGAATGATAGGAGCGAAGATATTATCTTTACCTGATGATAAATTTATCAAAATCAATCCTGACAAGTTATTTCCTTTTGTTTGTGGAGAGGAATTAGCAGAGATAGTTCAGCGGAACTGGGAATTAATACATCAAAAGAAGCTGTTGCCTAGATATTCCGACAATAGTATAAAATCATTAATTGATAAAGGCTGGGAGGTTTTCTTGAATGAGATATGAGGGGTTTAATCATGATTGGTTATATGCTTATTTAGATGAGTTAGGGCGAATGTTAAAGCGTGGGAGAGAGGTAGATGGGAAGACGCAGAAGTATGTGATAGTTAGGACTGTTATATATAACGATCCTGATAAGGTTGTAGCAAAGCGGCTCAATAAGAGTAGGCAGACGATAAGCAATATACGAAAGCGGGCTTATGCTAATCTCCGAAGACTTATGGAGAGAGCCAAGCCCGTTTCCGACTATTTTAGCTCAGTCGATCCCGAATAAACGCTATTACAGCGTAGTTGTAGGCTCTGTTGATACCTGTGTCTTCAAGTAGGCTCTAATCAATCTCTTGATAAGAAGCGATACAGAGAAGCCTTCCTTGTCTGCTTGCTCTGCTATGGCTTGTTTCTCTTGCTCTGATATTCTTATAAGTATAACTTTGTTAAGTCTCATTTATTTCCCCTCCTTTAGTATCAACCATCTCCAGTAACTTCGTTACTAACCATTCTTTAGTAAGTTTACTAGTCAAGTGAGGGTCAATAGCAAGATCAGGGTTAGATTCACGTAGTTTTACTAAGTTTTCATCGGTAATGATATCAGCTCCAATAACGCTAGAAGCGTTTAAAGAGCTAGTATCATAATATCTATCAACAGACTTAGTTTTATTTAAGAAAGTAGGAGAGTCTGGGTTAATATAAGCTTTAATAGATAGACGTTGTTTATCGGTTAAACCATCTTTACTTTTAACTTTGGGCATATATTATTATCAGCTCCTATTATCTTATAGTTATTATAGTTATTAAAGGCAGTTATACAAAGTATACTTATATACTAATATACGGTTATGGGGATTATCAAAAAGAGTATATATATAAGGGGTTCTTTAATGCAAGTCCATTCTTTAATTTTCGTTATCTCTACACCATAAACGATCTAAGCTTATTATCTTTTCCTTGTTTATATCATTTGACAATACAAGTTACTATGCTATACTTACGATATACAGACAGGAGGTAGCTAACAACAGAGTCTCAGGTCGAAATAAAAAACAAAGGGGTAACAAAATGAACATTCAAGAACTAGAACTAGAACTAGAACTAGACCAAGACACCGATATACTTTCTCAAGAAGACGAAGCTGATATTGT